GAGCGTTCCGGGTGGCGGCTGGTTGGGCCCCAGGACCTCGGCTGCCTTGGGCGCGCGCATGCGGGCTTCGTCGCGGATGACTTTGGCTCCGGCATAAACAGAAACGCGCAGACCGTTCTTCGCCACCTTGTCGGGCAACTCCCGCAGGGCTTTGGCCAATTCAGCCAGGCCCTCGACCTTGAAGCGTTCATGTTTAGCCATCGTCCAGACCTTCGCTGGCCAACAGGACGACCAGGACGCGTTTCTCGTCCTCGTTCAGGGCCGAATGGATGTTGAAAATCCGGGACCTGTAGAGCACCCGGTACTGGGCCACCTGTTGTGGGTTGTCAAAGATGCCTTGGTAGCGCACCGTGATCTGGTGCGTGAGTTCGGCCGAGATGCGGCTGGCGATCACGGCTTCACGGCCGGACAGGGGCTGGATATCGGCCCACACGGTGGCCACATCAATCCATGTACGGCTAGGTGCGCCCAGGCTGTCTTTGACCGTGCTGGGGCGCTGGATCTTGATGCGGCGAGCTAGCGTTCCAGCTCCGATCGGGTTCATAGAGACCTCATATCAAGGGTACCTTGTAGGGATCGAGCAGGCCATCAATGAAGGGCAAGGGGTCAATACGCCCTCGCGTCATCGATGCCACCTCCTCGCGGTGTACATACAGAGAGCCCACGCGCAGCTTGATCCAGGTCTTGATGCCCTCAGGCACCGCTGTGGCGCTGCCATACCCGGCATCGAAGACAACGCTCACAGCCCCGATCTGAGGAAGTGCAATTGGCCAGATCTGTCCGAACACGGGCGTGATGCGGGCAGGCTCGCAGGCGCTGTCGACGGTGTAGTTCGCCGCTGGCATGACCTGCCAAGCGTTCGCCATGTCGAGATAGCGGATTTCCACCACCGACGCCACGGGCGACTTGGGCAGCAAAACAGCATGCCCGGGCAGCGTGAAGGTCTGCCCTGCGGGCATCCCCATCAGGCTGGGTCCGGGAAAGCTGTCGAGCACCATCCGCCAGCGCGCGGTGACGAGTTGCCGGTTGGTCAGGGTCTCGGCCGCCTGGCGGGCCGCCGAGATCAGAACCTGGATCAGGCTGTCGTCGTCATCGAAGTCCACCCGCAGGTGGAGCTTGGCCTCGGCAAGCGAGATGGGCTCCCCTGCGGGCGGAGTCATCAACTGCATGGGCATGTGATGGCTCCACCCTCAGGCTCAGACCACCTGCGCGACCGCAGCCTGGTTGCTGGCGTCACCCGGCGCAAAGCGGGGGTTGAAACCCAGCACCTGCGCCGAAGTGAGGCTGGCCGCCACGGCCACCGTGAGCGACAGGCGCACATAGGCGAAGCCGTTGGTGACGTCCAGATCGTCCGGGCGCAGGTTGATCAGGGCCTGCTTGTTGTCACCCGTGGCCTTGACGATCTGGGTGATGGCTTTGCCCGTCACATCCTTGGCACCCGTGCCAGAAGCGTCGGTGGCCTGCTGGAGCTTGGCGTCCAGCGTGGCACCCGTGCCCAGGACGCCGCTTTGCACGAGCGCCAGCAGGTTGTGATGGTTGCCCGCCGAGATCCAACCGGTGGTGACAGTGCCCACAGCCTGGCTGGCGGGGTCGATGGTGGCCAGAACCGAGAACAGTTCGCTGCCTTTTGCATTGGGAAACATCAAAGTTCTCCTTCAGAGTGCGGGGACGATTAACGTGCGCCCAGTTGGACAAAGGGCGACATGGTCGTGCTGCCCTTGGCGGGGGAGATCGGCGCGGCGATCTTGGATTGGCCGTCCATGCGGAACGTGGTGCGGAAAGCCGTGAGGTCCGCATCGAAGTACAGGTGCATGGAGGTGGCCGTCTGCATGCCACCGGCCTTGGTGATGGTCTGGTAGTACGACAGGTCAGCCAGCAGCACGTCACCCGCAGACGAGAAGGTGTTGGCGTGTTGCGAGACGAAGACCGGACGACCCAGCAAGGTGCCGTAGGGCGAGACCTGGATGCCACCCGGGTTCATGCCCGTGGGCAGGTAGATCGGGTAGTTGCCCAGCGTCAGGGTGAAGAGCGCGGGCAGCACGTCGTTGTTGACGATCCACACGGCCTTGCCAAACGAGCCCGGCGGCAGGCGCGAGATCATCTTGGCCAGGTTCTGTGCCAAGAGGGTCTGCGTGGTCTGGCCCGATTCCTTGGCCACCGTCACCGTGGTGGCATTGGTCATGCAACCCACCGGCAGGCCCGTGCCAGAGCCAAACAGGATCGACTCGTTGGTCTTCCAGCGAATGGAGGTGGCAATCTTGTCGGGCAGGTAGGTCGACAGCGCATTGATGTCGTCTAGCAGCTCGTCCGTCACCGGCACCAGGGCCATGAGCTTTTTGAGGCGCAGAGTCGAAAGACCCAGGACTGGCTTGGTACCCACGGCCGATGCGGCTTCACCTTGCCAGTAGGCTCGGATGCCGTTGGTGCCCCAGGGCGTGGTCTCGTCCTTGGGGAAGGCCATGGTGTTGCCCGTGATCTCCACGTTGTCCGTCATGGGCAGCAGAGAGTCCTCGCCCAACGAGAGCTGGAAGATTTCCTGTGCGAATTGCGGGGGCACGAGGAAACCGCCATCCTGAGCCGAGCCTTCGTTGCCAAAGGAGGCAGGGGCCACGGCATTGCGGCCAGAGCCGATCAGCAGGCGCTCATCGATTGAGCTACCTGGGTTTTGCGCCTGACGCACGGTCTTGAGGAAGTCACCCACGCTCTTGAAGCCATGCTTGGGGTCAGCTTCGAGGTTGTCGGTGACAGAAATCACCGTGACCTTCTGGCCATGGGAAATGGTCGAATGCGCCGAGTGGGCTACGTTGGCCATGTGCGCTTCTTCAGCGATCAGGGCAGCCTCGCGGTCAATGGCAGCCGATGCCGCCTCGATCTTGGCCTTGAGCGCGTTGAAGGCGACCAGTTCTTCATCGGTCATGTCGCGCTCCTCAGCAGCGGCGATGTCGGTCAGGGCGCGAGCGTCCTTGACCAGGGTGGCTTTGCGAGCTTGAAGCTCGCGCAATTGCTTACTCATTGGTGTTGCTCCAGAAATGAAAAAACCGCCCAGGCAGCAAGCACGGGGCGGCGGTTTGAGGCGCGACCAACGGGTCGCAGACGTGAAACAGGCCTCTACGGAGGCCTGCAAATTTGAAAAATCATGGTTGTGCTGACCTGGTCACGATGGCTTGACCAGATCTTTGACAGTTGCCAGTGGCAGGTACAAAAACAGTGGGTTGTCCACAGTGGCACGGAACCCGTAGTGCGCATAGAACTCGGCAGCGCTTTCATCCTTGGCATCAACCACAAATGCGTAGGCAGCAATCTCTGCCATGACTGCCCGGCGCAAGGCATCGGCGAGCAAGGCCGCACCCAAACCTTTGCCTTTGAAATCCTGATCCACAGCCAGACGCCCCATGCGAACAGCAGGCACATTGGGGTAGCGAGGCAGTTTCTTAGCCAAGCTTTCAGAGAGGTCCGTCAACAAAATGCTGGCCGAGGCCAGCGTGTAATAACCCGCCACCCGGCCACTGGCATCCAGTGCCGTGAAACACGCCGTCACACGGCGCTTGATGTCCTGACTGACCTGGGTTTTGAAGTACCTGTCCAGCGGCTCAACGCCACACTCGAATCCTGAGCGGTCTGTGTCGAGATCGAGCGGGACAACTGAAAACGGGCCCGCCATCAAGCCGCCAGCAGCTTGTTGGCCTTGGCGAATGCGCGCTTGAGTGCGGCATTGGGCTTGGCAGGAGAGATCAGGGCTTTGGCAAAAGCCTCTTGATCTGCCATGGTCATGCGCACATGATCTGCCTGCTCAATGGCTTGAGAAGCTGCCGACTGCAAGGCATGGACCACAAAATCGGTCATGGTTCTGCCTTGAATTTCTGCCGCACGTTTGACGACGACGTGCAAGTCGTGACTGATACGAGCCTCAAGCCTTGCCGACTGAGGCTTCAGTGAGCGAGGGGCAGCGACAGCGGCTCTTGCAGTCATGACGGTTCTCCTGAGGTTGATGCAAATTGTACGGCAATTTGCCGGATCAATGCAAGCCAGACCAATCACCCAAGCAAGGCCAGTGCATTGCGCGCCTGACCAAGCCGGGAAGCACCCGGTGGTTTTTGAGAGACGGCGGCCTTTTGCATCCTGGCCAGCACATCGTCGAAAGTGGCAACGCCGTCCACCATCTTGGCGGCAAGCGCCGCATCGGCACCAAGCACCCGACCCTCGCCCATGCCGTCACGCACATCGGCAACCGAGACGCCTCGGCCCTTGGCCACGGCTTTGATGAAGACGTTGTAGTAATCGTCCACGCGGGACTGCATAAAGGCCTGCGCCTCAGGATCCAGCGGCACATACGGGTTGCCCTCGACCTTGAACTTGCCTGCCGAAATCAGGGTGGGTTTAACCCCCTCCTCTTCCAGCGCCTTCGAATAATCAAAGTGGGCCTGCCAGACACCAATGGAGCCCACCTCGCCACCCGGTGTGACGTAAAAATCACTGGCCGAGCAGCCGATCCAATAGGCGGCAGAGGCGGCCAGGCTGTTGGCCACGGCCACCACGGGCTTTTGGGCCCGGGCTTTGACAATCTCGGTGGCCAACTCGGCCACGCCGTAAACGCTGCCGCCCGGGCTGTCGATGTCGATCAGGATCTGGCCCACGGTGTCGTCCGCCAAGACCTGACGCAAAGCGCTCGTGAATTTCTGGGTGCTGGTGCTGCCCGGCCCCGAGATGTCATCGACCATGTTGCCGCGCTGCGTGACCACCCCATACAGGGGTAGGACCGCTATGCCCGCTCCGGCATTAGCGGCAGCGAACTGTTTGCGCGTGTCGCGCAGAACCCGATCCGCATTCACCTGAAACAAGGTTTCGTCGCTTGGCGGCTCGTCCGAGGACCAGCGGGTGAGCACGGCAGTCATGGCCTGCAGACGCTCGGGCATGAGCGCCCAGGGCGTGGTCAGGAATTCAGAGACAAGAAGGTGTTTGTTCATTTGGAGTTTCCAAGTTGGATCAGCGCCTTGAGCAGCACTGGTTCATCGGTAGAAGGTTGTGCGATGGCCCAGGCACGCACCTCGGGCTCTTGCAAGCCCAGGGCTTGGGCGATCAGGGCGATTTCCTGAGAGTCCAGGCTGCCCTTCTTGCTGATGCGCCGGGCCAGGCGCTGGGCGTTGGACTCAATGAGCTTGCGCAGACGGAGGTATTGTTCCTGACGCTGACGCATTTCAACGGATGCGTCTTCGTCAGATGCGTCGGATTCGTCAGTGGGCTGGTTTTCGGCTTCCTGTTCTTCGGCGTCCTCTTCTTCAACCATGTTCAGCGGCCTGAGCGGTTGATCGAGCCCTTTGATCGGGTTGAGGTTCTCGGCGATGCGGGCCTC